GAGAGCGGGTTGCGATTTAAAAAACCCTATATTTACCTAGCTATTAGGATGCACGGTAAACTTCGATCTTCGAGATGGCGTAATCGTTCATAACAACGATGCCGACTTCTTCGTAGATTACCCAACCAAGACGGAGCTTCTTTGGATCATCTGCTGGAAGGACTGTGATGTCCTGGCGGATGGGGAAGGCACCGACAGTGTCGGGAGAAGCGCACACCAATACGGTCTGAGCGTCAAGCTGGGAGCTGACGTGGATGTCAGCGGTCCAGAGGTGACCATAGAGACCGGTGGTGAGGATTTCACGAGTGGTAGCCTCATCATAGAAGGTCTTACCAAACACGCGGAAACGAGCATACTGAAGGGGGTGAGCAACAACCTTGCTTGCGACAAGATCGTGAGTCTCAATCAAACGGTATGCAACGTTGAGCGAATCAGTGGTCAAGTCACCGGTGTTACCAACGACTTGATCATTGCGAGCATCAGCAGCAGCAATCAGAGCGCTGAAGATATTACGATCTTCTTCCTTCTGAATGGCTTCCTTTGCCTTGATCTGAGCACGGTCAACGATATAGAAGCGACGTGCCTTGATCTCGCTCAAACGAATTGTTGGGTGAGCAGCGATCTCAAAAGTTGGGACGAGGACTTCCTCGCCTTCCTGAATCTGATCGGGAACTGCACCCTGACGGGCAATAACAGTTGCTGTAGAGGCAACATCGCGCTCATAGCGGGGAAGAGCGCCCTGTGGGAGCTCGTCTACCATGAGAAGCTTGCGGCCTACAGCCTGATACTCTAGTGAACGGCGGATTGGCTCCACCATAGCCTGTGCGAGAGCAGTGCGGCCTTCCTCGGTTGCGAGGGCTTGGGCAATCACTGCCTCCTTTTCATCATAGGTCAAACCATCTTTATTTAATGACATGTTTGTATATCCTTTCAAATTTTTATTTTGTTATATTGATCTCAACAAGAATACCAATATAAAATTACTGAACGTTCATGTAGAAACGGAGGAAGGTACCAAGAGACAAGCTGCCATTAACTGCAGCAGTGTTTCCAGCAACGCCACCGTCGTCTACACCAGGAACACCGCTTGGATAAGCGCGTGGCCCGTCAATTATGTATCCAATCTGATTGCCCATGCTAGAAGACGCACTTGTCAACTTACCAGTGCTTTTGCAGTAAAGAGCTGCGCCAGCTGTATAAGACACATTTGTTTCATACTGGTCAGTGTAAAATTCTCCAATACCAGTATAAACAGTTATCTTTCCAGAACCAACAGTCTCATTAAAAAAATCAGAGACACGGTTTTGAGTAGCGCGAGTGCCACCAGCAGCATTGACAACCAAAGAAGCTCCATAGGGCTTATTTGGGCCGGTTGCAATTGCGCTATCTCCTGCTATACCAAACACTATATCAGAGTCGGCGCTCTTTCTAACTACGGATGACTCAGCACCTGCGTTAGCACTGAGCTTAACGCCCATGCCCTCAACAATGTTTGTGGCAGTGGTGGGGAGCTGGGTTGCTATTGTGTGAAAAACTTCAATTAAAGCCATTGTTTTATTCTCCTTTTAAGAATTAATTTGCAAGTCATTTGAATGCATTACGTAACTTAGCAGCCTCGCTCTCATCTGCCATCTCGACCTGCTGTTGGAGACGGAATAGAGAAGCAATTTTACCTTTCAGATCAGACGAAGCATTCTTGTGACTGCTTACTTCGTTGATTACGAGTGGCTGCTCAACTCCACTCGATGCAACCTTCAGACCCTTGGTAGCGCTTGGGCGATTAAACATCGCCTTTTCGAGGTCACGAAGCTGAGATACCTCGTATCTCTGCAACTCCGCGAGCTTTGCTGGCATCTGGTCGGCTTTGATTATGCCGTTTTCTACCATTTTGGCAGCAAGCTTAATTGCAACCTCTTTGTTGGCACTACTGGCCTTCTTAGATTTATAGTTTTGTGCACCACCCTGGCCGTTTTGACCACCGGTGATTTGATTTTGCTTTTCGCCCTCAAGTCCAAGCTCAGATTCATGGCCAAGCTGACCATCTCCGGCTGGGATACTTGGAGAATCTACCTTGAAGCCCTCACCCTTCTCAGAAGAAAGAGGCTTGCCTCCATTTTCTGGAACATCAGGAGTTTCGGCAGAGAAACCTTCTTGAGTGCTGTCCTTGTGTGGCTTACCGTTGGCTATCTGACCTAGATCAGAATCGTCCTGCACGGTGTGAACGGACAAGCCCATGTCTTTTGCTAACTTAGACAAAGCTTGATCGAACATGTTGGAAGCCTTGCGATATTTTCCAGTGTGATTCTTGCCTTGACCAGCCTGTCCGCCAGTGATTGCATTTTGCATTTCACCCTTGTTTGGCTCGCCTTCAAACTGACCATCACCGTATGGAATTTCTGGAGCGCTTTCCTTGAATCCTTCTCCGTGCTCGGCAGCCAATGGCTTGCCGCCATTGCTTGGAACATCGGGAGACTCGGCTGAGAAGCCCTCTTGGGTACTGTCCTTGTGTGGCTTGCCGTTTGCAACTGCACCGACAACGTCTTGTGCACTTGTTTGTTCGAGCTTGCCAGACTTGGCTTGCTTGTTAAGAGCAGCACGTATAGAGTCAATATCAATGTTTAACTTATTGACACCGACTATACGTCCACGACGAAGAGAATGAGCTTCCTTTTCAAGGCGCTCTATCTCATCATTCTGAGAAGCGCTCTTTGGAGCTTCCTTCATCATATCAGACTCTTCCATCATAGATGGACCTTCGGTATCTTCTGCTGTATCCATTTCGCCCTCCTCTTGTTCTGGCATTTCGGACATTTCTGACTCTTCAGATTCTGGCTCCATGCCTTCTTCTGATTCTGGCATTTCTATTTCAACATCAAGATCTGCACCCTCACCCATATCAGACGAATCAGTGTTTTCGAATTCAATATCTAAATCGAAACCTTCATCATCTGACTCGTCGCGGTAGCCTTCTGGCATTTCTTCTTCAGTTGGCTCATCCATGTCAAGATCTTCTTCCATATCCTCGCCAGAATCCATACCAGACATCTCTGGCATTTCACCTTCGTCTCCCTCAGGAGAATCAGAGAAATCTTCAGAGTCAAATGGATCTTCTTCATCCATTTCTCCATCACCCATAGCAGACTTGATGGACTGATCTTCAGAAAGAGTTTCTGCATAAATTTCTTCTGCAGACACGTACTTAGACTTAAGATCTTCACATGCCTGAGCAGCCTTATTCAAAACTAGACCACTTCTGACAAAATCTTCTACGCACTCATGCATTGCATCACGCTCTGACCAAGCAGATGCGATCTTGTTAGCAAGCTTAGTTGTATAGACGTTTTCGTCAGACAAAGATCCGCAAACACATTCTGCGAGATTCTTACCCTCACATGGACCACTTAGTGCGAGCGCATTCTCACCGTATCTGTTTGCAAGCTTTTCAATGCATCTTGACATTGGGAATTCACCATGAACAGTAAATGCTTGCTTGAAGAATCCCTTAACGTCATCAGAAGATGCTTCTTTGATAGTTCCAAGAAGACCCTTATCATTGATGGTGTTAAGAGCAGCTGCCTTATCCTGCATTGACATTCCATCAAAAGAGTCCTCTGAAATACCAACTGCAGAAAGAGCCTTGATTATTGCATTCTTCTTGCGCTCACATGGAGTGCAAGAGGCTTGCTTAGCGACAGGAGCCCATTCCCATTGAGCATAAACATGCTTTGGATCGTCAGTCTTTGCAGCAAGTCTGACCTTATAGATTTGACCACTATCAAGGCACTGCCAGTGCTCCTTATCTAACTTGACGGTGTTACGTTCACCACTGATTGGACTGATACTGCCAAGCTCGCCCTTAGAAGCAAACTTCTTCATGGTATCTGCGCTGATTTTGGTAGAAGCCGCAACTGCCATTCCACCCATTCCTGGCATGCCGCCAGGAGCTGGAGCGCCCATACCCATGTCTGGAGCAGGAGACATTGCACCTTCGCCACCCAATCCCTTTTCTGGAGACTCTGGACTTGCAGTAACGTCTTCTTGATCAACATCACCATCTGTGATCTTGTCAAGTAAAGATGCATCAGGTACAATCTTGATTGTATAATTTAAGCCGCATCCAGGACCATTGCACTTGGACTTACCGCCAAGAACATCAACATCCTGTCCACCGCAGACAACGCAAACTGCGCCTGGTGGCTTTGGCTTACTTTCTTCTGCCTCACCGCCCATATCACCACCAGCCAAAGGATCTGCACCCATTGGAGCAGCAGCTGCGGGATCAACAGGAGCGCCTGCAGTCAAAGCCTCAACTCCTGGAGCACCAGCTGGAGGAGCTCCGCCAGGCAACTGCATGCCCATACCCATACCTGCGGGATTCAATCCAGCTGGCATTTGACCACCAGCAAGCTGAGCCTGCTTTTCGAGCTTGTATAAATCAGCAAGCAAAGAAGCTCTCTTAGTTTGAGATGGCTCCTCAGCAACTACCTTTTCTGCAGGAACAGAAGAAGCCCACTTTTCAAAAGCTGCCTTTTCCTGGTCGGTAACCTTGGAAGCAATTTTGCAAGTTGCTTCAACAAGACCATTGTCCTCATCAACATCAACTGCGACTGGAATAATATCTACGTTTTGACCAAGGTTTTCGTTCACCATAGTCTGAGCAAACTTGTGCACTGCTTCGATGAAGTCTTTGCCAGAGGAAACCTCCATGCCAAGATCGTCTTCTGCACTCATGCAAACCTTGATAATTCCGTCCTCTGGCAAGGACATTTCACTAAATGCCTTGCGGAACATGTCGGAATCATCTTCTGAAGATTCAGATGTTGCGTTTTCATATCTTTCAACTGCTAATTCTTCTGCTTGCTGCATTGCCAACTTATTGTTAGCAACGAAAGCAAGAGCAGAAAGAACTTCTTCAGCTGAAGAAGATTCTAGATTATCACCGACTGCGGCAAGCACAGCATCAACTGGCTCAACTCCATACACTTCAGATGCAACCTTAGAGAAATTTGCAAGACGACTATTGTTTACCTTACGAGACTCAACAGCCCATGGAGCTGCATTCATGGCAACAACAATCTTTGCTTTATTTTGTCTTGAAGAGTCAGAGGTGATAAAATCAACTGTGTTTTGAATGTCTTCGGCACCAACTCCATAGAAAGCCATTGCATCAGCGATTGCTCCCTGTGCCTGCTTAATAAGATCTTGAGCAGAAGCCTTCTTCATAGACTTGCCAGCAAGCTGACCTTCAGTGGTTACGGTTGGCTCAGTCCAGCTAAATGTCTTCTGCAACATTTCAAGCTGACCCTGTTTGGCAACAGAAGTCCAATCAGATGGAATGTTTGCAAATACTTCTCTGCTAATGTCGTTCCATTGAGCTTCTGTAATTACTTCAGGGAAAGATCCCCAACGAGCCATGAACCCTCCGGTCTTGGAGTTCAAAGTCGCTTCAACAACTGTTTCGTATGCAGTACCTTGACGAGGAGTGGCTGAAGTTCCGCCAACATCACTGTAAGACTTAGCAGCACCGAGCTGCTCCTTACTTTCAGTGGTGGCAGTGGGAGCCTCTCCCTTGCGAGCATGAATTCCCTTTACGCCAGAGAGCTGTGCCTCTGTAGTGACTTCATGTGCGTCACCGGTACGTGCCTGTGCAACTTTGTTTTGATTTGAGCTTTCCATGGATGTAATTGACTCCTCTGAAGTATTGTTCAAGTATGAATTTAAAATTTTACGAGCTGCCTGTTTTGGATCATGATTAATCATGTTTTGAGTATCTGCATCGAAAGAATCTATGCTGGACCATTTCATTAAGCGATCACCCTTAAGATGTGCTATATGAGTTTCTCCATCATTGTCTGAAGAAATAACTATTGTATCATCACCTTGTGTGAACTTGTATCCTGAATTTTCTGACATAAATTCTCCGTTAATGTATATACGATTAGCTAGACTATTTAGCCTATTTGTTATACTATTAGATATTTTAATAAAATCCTTTGCGGAATCTGCTTTTACTGGAATAAAATTTGGCTTTGTTACCCTTCCAACCTCATCTCCAAATTCTTGAATCTGAGGATTAGCTGCCATAGGCACAGATTTTAACATGGGCGCTGCCGTTTGTGCTGGCATAGCCATACTTGGCTGAACTGATGGCACAGCAGCAGAAGAAGGCTGAGGCATAGCAGAAACTGGCATTTGCACAGCAGATTGAGGCTTAGTCATAGGACTTGCAGGAGCATTTGTACCGTATGCTATCTGAGACTCAGTAGGACTTGGCAAAACTGCATAGCCCATTTCAACTAATTCATCTGATATTTTCTGAATATCAGAACAAACTTTAACTATGTCTGACACATATTCCAAACTTACCTTGCTTTTTTGAGCCATCATCGAACGCGCAACTCTTTCAAGCTGGTTCATGGCATCATTTAATTCATTAATTTCTTGCTTTCCAGCAGCCTTGTGAAGACCACACTGGCCAGAAGAACATTCCATGCCAAAAGAAGAATCGCTATCCATTGATGTGCCAATTTTAGCAAGAGTTTCTCTAAGATCAGCTACCTTCTTCAGCAACCCAGTTGGATTTATAATGTCACTTACAAGACAATCATGACATGCAGGATTAACAACAAAGCTATCTTCTATAAATTTAACGCCGTAATTATGTTCAAAAATCTGCTGACTTGCATATTTGTTTAATTTCTTCTCACCCTTTTCACATCCACAAACAGGACATGGCTCATCTCCAGCATTTGCACTTTTATGATATTCGCACTCATGCTCACCAGTAAAATTTTTCTTTTTACGCTCTTTAATATGAGAACAGTATTCCTTAGCATTAGCAGCACGAGTGTGACAAACAGAACAGCAACTGTACTTAACACTGCAACCCATGCTGCTTCCAGTTACGTATCCAGCCTCAATACCTCTGGCCAAGCGTGGATAAGCAACCTTGTCAACCATATTAATTGTATAAATACCTCCACGATCTTCATCCCACCAAGCATGGACAACTTTACCACGTGCCTTTTCTACGTCATCGTTTTGATGATTTACAAATACAGGAACACCTATGAAAGTTTTAGCAGCTTTTTTCAGTTCATTTTCACTAAAATAGTCTCCGTTGTCATTAACTTCATCTTTTTTAATTGCAAAAACTTTTACAAACAAATGATCTGGATTATCTTTAATAGCTGCTAAAATATCAAAACCACCAAGATCTATTGCTTTTACATGATCCTCAAATGATTTTTCTTTTGAAGCAAATTTAGTAATAGGAGATAGATTTATTTCATCCCAATTAGATGGAACGTTAAGAGCTTCTATTTGTCTTTCAGTTGTTATTGTAAATTTATCCATTTTTATGCCTTTACAAATCTAGGTATCTCAATATTTTGAATATGGTCTGTGGTGTAATTAATTTGACCTTTTGGCCATGGTATGCCATACTTTTCTTTTAAAAAAGATAAAGCAGAAGACATGTTGTTAAAATATTTTCCATAAGGAGAATATGTTTTTACTACATCTCTAACAGCAAGAGGTGGTAACTTTTTAATACCAGCAAAATATGCCTTTTCGCCATACTTAGTCTGCGCAGGACTACAAACAACATAATAGTCACTATTTGTAGTATAGTCATGACCTTCCCATCTGCGATATGAACCGGGACCTACCTGCTCAGTATAACGCTTATGTAAAGGTGCTGTACGTTCGGAATAAGCCTCACGCCAATTAATGTTTCTATCTTTTATTCTTTTAGCAGCAGATTTGATCATAATAGCCTTGTAACATATTCATTTGATAAAATATATTATTTTTCCTTTTCAATGTAGGAATATATTATGAATTGTCACTGTTATCATAAATCAAATTTTGGTAAGAAATCTTTAATTCATCTCCATCTTCATAGTAAATACTATCTTCTGCATTAACACTAGCACGCTTGGCCATTAAAGCTTTACGCTGAGCAATAGTGTCTTTAATATTATTTACAATAATTTGAGTAACTAATTCAACATTAGTATTTAATGCACTTTCTTTAATTCTTACCACACGCCACCCCATGCTCGCCAACTTCATATCTCTCTGCTTATCTCTCTCAACGGCACTGGCATCAGAATGCCAAAAATCTCCATCTGCTTCAAAGTTTAGCATGATATCCGGGAAAGCAAAATCTAGTAGATATGCGTTTTGCTCACCTGGAACCTTAAATTCATATTGAGCAAATAATCTCAATGGAACATTAAGAGACTTAACGATGCTGAAAAGCTTCTGCTCTGGTTTAGTCAAAAATATTTGCTTATTTTCAACTGTTGGTTCATCAGATTTTTTTTGTTTTGGCTGCTTGCCTCTCTTGTAGACTCTCATGGATGGATCTACAGATTGTTGACTGGGATCATTCATTAGAGAAAGCTGTGCAACCTTTGTCATGTCATCATTTTCGTCGCTAGCCATGGCCCCCATAGGTGGAGCTGGAGGAGCTCCGCCACCAGGTGGTGGTGCTGCTCCAGGTGCGCCGCCAGGACCTGGTCCTGCAAGGCCAGGAGGCATGCCACCGCCGCCAAGACCAAGATCTAACCCACCGCCACCACCGGGAGGTCCGCCAAGACCTAAATCTAAACCACCCATGCCGCCGCCAGCATCTCCAGCACCGCCAAGAACCTGACCGCCCTTACCTGCAGTAATCTGCTCTTCACGAAGCCTATTAACTTCTTGATCAAAATCAATGTTAAATTCAGTTAAAAGCTTTTGAGTAGATATGAGGCCCTTATCATGCAACTGCATTAAGCTTTGCAGATACTGACTATTGTCTCGTAACCGCAAATCATTCCACTTAATTTTGGGAGTTAACCATACAGTGTCCCCTACCAACTTACTCTTTTGAGTGTCAACAAAACCTTGCATCTGAGCGACTGGTAAAAATATATTTTTCTCAACCCAAGACGAAAGTTCCATACGCCAAGTTTCAAGTCTACGTATCAAAGTTTCAACACCAACTGCTGCTGCACTATATGCAGCCATTTCTCCATTAAGAAGAGTTTGTGGCAACATCAATCCATCAAGCATTTCTTTACCAATCATTTCTAACTGATTGGATATGTCATGAATTTTACCAGTAGCACCAATAAAGTCCATTTCAAATGCATGATGAGTCACAATAGTTAAATTAGGATCGTTTGCAACTGCAGCAAGCTGACCCTGAACATCTGCAATATCAAATTCAGAAGCTGGACGTTCAGCGTTTCCAACCTTAACAACTCTAACAGGCAATATATGCCTTTCAGCCATAATCCAGTTAGCTGTCATTAATTTTGTTTTATAAGATATAATGGTAAACAATCTTCTCAACAGACTTTCTCCATAAGTTCCGTATGGAGAACCCTTGTGTCTAATATGACTTATGCATCTTGGACTAAGAGGAATTGGCCTACCTGATAAAACGTACTCTTTGATCGAATCAGGAATGCGGTCATAAACATTTTTGGGTTTTTTCTGAGCGACCACTCTTTTTAAATCATCATCTGGAATAAGAGCAACTGTTGGTTCATCTGCTAACTGAGTGTTCTGCACCTCAATAAAATCTGGATTTAAAATCAACAAACGCTTAATTGTACCATCTGGGTGATTACATATGTTGCCGTTGGGAAGATGACCCAGACCGCGACAGACAGGACACTCTATTTCAGTAAATACAAAAACGTCTCCGAGTAAAAAATACTCATGACTAATTTTTCTTAACCAATATTCAAGATTAAGTTTTTCTGTTAAATGCTCAAAATAAGCTAGCACTTTTTTATCTTTGCATTCCAAATTAAAGCCATTCATTGGAAAGCCAGCATAAAAATCTATGCCTGCTGCTGCTTTTGGCTCGTTTTCATAATAAAATCTAGCCCACTGGTAAACTTCTTTTCTCTTACTGGCAATCTGCCAATTTTGTGGAGTATGCAGCGGACTAAAAAACATAGGCTGCGTAAATATGGTACTAGCGCTGCCTCCAACATATTGAGCTGCTTTAGTCAAAGGCAAAGATACAGCTGCAGAGTTAGCGTACTTGCGTCCATCAAAAACTTCATTGGAGGCAGTCTTGTTTATTTCCTGTTCTTTACCGTTTGATTTTGCCATTTATTTTACACTCTTGTTACTTGAACTTTACCTAAGTCAAACCCGCAATTAACGCATTTATTCTGATTTTTAGAAGAATCAGCAGAATTGTCAGAATTACATACTGGACAGATTTTTTTCTGTCTAGAATATATATTACCTTTATCGGGTTTCATAAAAGAGAAAGCACGGTCTAGGGCTCTATTAAATGAAGAAGACCCTTGACCGGCAGCAGTTTTAAGACTCAACTGTTCTTTTTTTTTAAGTTAAATGGACCTATGGACAATTTATTAAATGTTACTGGATTAACAAGCTTGTCCTCATTGCCTCTCAAAACTTCCATTCTGGACTCCAGTGTTGAATATTGAGGCAACCAAGGACGGCTGCGAGTACCTGGAAGCAATTGCAAATTGTTACCCTTTGGGATGTTGCGATTTACTTCAAATCTTCTGTTAATATAACCACCAACATAATTTCCTTCTTCGTCTCGATATGGAGAATTATACTTATCCATAACGTTACCACGCCATATTGCTTCAAAATCAATATCTAAAACATCATCAATTTTTAATCCAAAACCTTTATTTTGTTCAATAAGATGAAGACCACTCTGTATATCTCTACTAAATGGACTCAAAGAAGTTTGGCTAGGGCCTGATATAATAGAACTATGCATAATACTCTTATGCTGAGCAGTCTTTGTTAAATTAAAAGTTTGAGAAGAACTTTGCTTCTTTTGAGAAGCAGCAATTTCTTTAGCTATTTTCATAACATGCAATGTACTTGCGGTAGCTATGTCCATTTCACTTTCCTCGTTCTTTGGTGGATGTATTTTTGCGTACATATCAAACAGTCTGTTAGCAATATCTACTGCATCTTCTGAATCGGATGGAACTTCAAAAAATTGAGAAAGTCCAGCCTTAAAGTCGTCAGCTATTTCTGTTGACCCGACAGATTGAGAAAAATATTCATTCCATGCAGAATTCATTGAAGACTTAATATCTCCAGATGAAAAAGATTTTAATTTTTCGTACATTTGTACATGATTCTCAAACACAGGAACTGATATGGTTTCGATATCTGTATCAATATCTTTACCAGGAGACATAAGCAAACCAGCATCTGACTGTGGCTCCTTAGTCATTTCTAAATCGCTAAACTCTTCAGCCCCCTGAACTACAGGAGGAGAAGTCATCTCTATCTGCTTTTGTGCAAATTTAGATAAATTGAATTTAGGCATCTTTATCTCCAAAAAGTTTGTCTATTGCTTTTTCTCGAGAAGACTTAGATTTTTCAGACTGAGGAGAAGAAATTTTTGACCATAAAGAATCAACTATATCAGTAGAGCGTAAAGATTTAGATATCTTTTTTTCTTCTATTGCAGCTACTTTTTCTTCAACCTGCACTTTATAATCAATTCTCTCAAATACATCTTTGTCAAAAATACTGACACGATCTTTACGAACATGACCATGAGAACCAGCGTTCTTAGATGCTGGAGAAAAATTGCCTTTAAACCTAGACAAATCTTCTGCAATTTCTTCTGAAACGCTTTGCTTTAAATTAGGCAAAAATTCAGATTGAGCCTGAGACTTTAAAGTAGTAATCTTATCCGTAGCCACTGATTCTGGAGAAAATATAGATCTAGAAGAATACTTCCCGACATAATTGTCAGAGGGTACGCTGGCATCACTTGAAGAAGAACTTCTAGTAATTTTATTATTTAATAATGTGCCATCAGACTGAGAAGCTTTTTTACTTGTCTGTTTTCTAAAAAAACTTTCTAACACAGCTGGGTCAACAGGCGTGCTTTTTTCTTGCGAAGCAGTGTCTTGAAAAATTGAAGATTTGCCAGCGTCTTTGTTTTTAAAAATCATTTTGTATATCCCAATCTCTTTAAAGTATCTGCTAGCATAGTTTTTCTCATTTCAAATTGCTCTGCAAAAATACTAGAAGCAACCTTCTTTTGCACAGTTCCTTTTTCATCAGGAACAAATTTCAAACTACCTTCTTCAGTAGGCTCCTGAACATCAGTCTTTGGAACACTTTTAAAAGATACTTTAAAATTTTTACCGTGTTCAATTTCACATTCTACACTAAATGCGGTACAAAATTCTGAAACAATCTGCTTGGCCTCTGCAAGAGAAACCTTCTTTTGACCAGTATGAACCGGAATAATAAAAAACCCATTCATATCACCATTTGAAGAAATAGAATAGCTAACAAGGTTTTCTAGTTTTTTATCAACAGTTCGTTCTGGAACTCCAAGACGATTTACCAAGATATCTGTTACAAAATCTCTTATGTTTTTATCATCAAGAGTTTGTGGCTCAGAATCAGAAGGAGCAGGAGATACTGGAACAGCAGGAGCTGGCGTACTACCTTGCATATAAGCAGAAGCAGGTTCAGGAGGCGCTACTTGCGCCGTCCTGAACATCTGCGTCTGCATTTCTTTTCTAATACCTACAGGCAATATAGCCATATTAAAACTCCTTAGTTTTGAACAGACAAAAGAGCTTCAATAAAATCCTTTGGCCAAACATTATCCCAATACTTGCGGAAATGGGACTTTTGCTTTTCAGTAAGATTAGCGATTTTTACAAACTTAGGCTGCTCTGAAGCCATCTTGCCAGACCAGCAAGACTCCTTGCCGCTCTTACCGCTCTTGCCACTCTTGCCGCTCTTGCCGCTCTTGCTTTCTTCAGAATCATCTATCACAACTTCTTCGCCGTCTTCACTCTTTGTCTCTGCGTGAGCCCATCCAGCTTCATGAGCAGTAGCTAATGTCAAAACAACTTCGTTGTCATTGACCTTTTCGATACTAGCAATTTTGAGACCCTGATCTTCAGTTTCCGCCTTTTTCTTATCAAGAATAGCTTGCTGAAGTGCAGCAGGAAGCTTTTTCTGAGCTGCAGTTAGACCAGACTTGCCTGATGCTCCAGACTTGCCTGATGCTCCAGACTTGCCTGATGTACCTGACTTCTTGGCCTCACCTGACTTTCCAGACTTGCCTGATGCTCCAGACTTGCCCTTAAAGTGCTCTAAAACTTCCTTTGGCATTTTGCCACCCTTAGTGGTCTTTTCCATCATAGCCTCTTTGCCAGCTTCTTTCACAGGTGCTTCAGCGGCAGAGGCTGTCTTTGTCATAGAGTTACCCTTAACTCCATCAATCAAATCTTGAAATGACTTTTGTGATCCGTTAACGTAAATTTTGTTAGAAAAGAATTGCATATAATTGTTCCTCCAAATGGTCCTTTTTATTAATTAGTATTTATAAATTTTCCTTTATGATAAAAGGCAGTCTCTGTAATTATGTAAACTTTCTTGACGAATTTGATCTGCAAAATCATAAAGTTTTTCAGATATAGCTGGATCTGTTTCCGAAACTTCACGAGCTATTTCAACAACTTCATTGCTTACTTGAGCAAGTTTCCATGGAATACTAAACATTCTTTCAGCAACAGTCATTGGAACAGCGTCTGAAATTTGTAAGCCTGAAGCTATTTTTTCTTGAATCTCAGTTTTTAAAACTTCGTCTGAAACATTTGTAGTTTCTGATTTAGCAACTTTTATTAAAGAATTTGAGTCATTTTTTGCATACTTATCCCATTCTGAACTATTTGACATCAATGAATCAACCCACTCAGAATGACATTCTGTCCAAATTTCCTGAGCGCTCTTCTTAGCTTCTTTAGTCCTTTTTTCTCTATAGCAATTGTCAAAGCATCTACCATTGCGAATCCAATAGCCTTGAACTCCATCATATTGAGCCTGTTTAACCATAGTCAAAGATTCAGCAATACCATCAAGCTGTGAAGCATGCTTGGTAAGACCCTTTACGTCTAAACTTTGTGCAGTCAAAATAATATCTTTTATTAAATTAATCATAAACACTATCTCCGTGTTAATAATATTGATTTAGGAAGAAACTTCCTTCCAGGAAAGCCATATGAAACTATATTCATTATAATATATTGGCTTGGATGATCTGCGGTCTCATCATATGCTTTTAAAACTTGTCTTTTACTATTTCTGGAAAAAAATATCCTATGAGGCTCAATGTCTTTTGTTACAGTATGACCTTTTTCTGTGTGGTATGTTATTCTCATTACCTGATTATTGCTCATAGACCAACGCAATGCTTCAAAAACACTACCAAACTTAGGAATATTTAAAACAACTTGTTGAGCTGGCGCAGAAACAGGAGCAACAATAACAGGCTTCTGTTTGTCAGGCACTAATGGTTTTTTAACATCCTGTTTAGGCTTTTGTTCTAAAACTTCTTTCTCGTCTTCAACAGGAGCATCATTGCTTTCTTCTTTTTCTTCTTCTTTTTGTGCAGTTTTAATATTTTTTACAACTATGACTGCGTTGTCAAATTTTTTAAGAAACGGCTCACAATAGTCTCCTACAGAAAAGCCATTCGACTTAAACCATCCGTCCTCTACCTCCAAAGCATACTTGCATGGACATGACGACTTAACGCTCGTTAAATCATGCTCTTTAATTCTTTTTATGTCGCGAATAGTTCCACCCTCGTCTATAAAAGCTATGTCTAAAGGCATAAAAGTGTTCATGCACCAAAAACTTAAGGGCTTAGGATGATCAAAAACAAATAACATCCCACTATCTTTATCTAAAGATTTTCTAAACATAAGCCCACGACTGACTTGATCAGGCGTTTTAGCAACTTCAACAAAGATTTTTTTAGTATTACTCGATTTCATTAAACTTAAAACCCTTGTACTTTGCCCTTATAGTAAAATCATCGACATCACCGTCTTCTATAGAAATAACAAGTCTTTTTGTTATAGATCTAGAGACATCTATTTCAATATCATTCCAAAAACCACTGTGCCGCAAAAAATCTAAACACAAAACCCTATCTCTCTCGCTGTTATATTTGTAACTTAAATGCATCATGATCTAAATATTGAGTTGCCTCTTTTAGGTACTTGAAAATTCTCTTGACTTAATTTGCCCATTTGCCTTAACCCAACATTAGTTTTAAGTGCAAATGTACAATCGTCATCTGAAAGTATCATTTTTTCTAAAAGCTTAGCACCATTTGCTGTAACTGTTGCATTGTTAACATCCCCTTTAATCAAGCCAGCAAGTTGCAACTCTACAAAATCCGTCGTATGCATACTCATTGGCTTCGCTATTTTAATATTTGACTCGCCATTAACAGATGCAACAAAAAGAGAATAGAGATTTTTTGCCTGTTTTGAGTATATGCTAATAGCATTTAAATTACTAACATTAATACTTTTATTATTAACTAAAAAATCAATAAGAGAAGACTGACTTGTTTTTTTCATGGATTACCCCACAGATTTGCACGATATGGATATGAAGTTTCATACCCCATTTCCTCAGAACCTGAACGAAAAGCATAAGGCTCATTCCTTAGTTCTCGCCAATAAAACCCCACTTTAGCATCGCTTGAAGAATTGTCTTCTAAGCCCATCTGATACCTACGCTGCTTTTGTTTTGCGTCTTGTCTAGCATACGTTTCTTCATCAACATCACTCCATCTAAAAACTCTTTCCTGCATTGGCAGGTCTAGGTTTGAATAAGGCCCTTGTATGGAGGAATTGATATCAACACCAGTTGCGATCTTGACTTGAGAAGCAGATTGATATTTTAAATATGATTTTATTAAATACTTTATGTAACCTAATTTTTTGACGTTATATTCGTATAATTCAATTTTTGATAACACAACGGCAGCTTGTTCTGCAGTAGAATGACTCATACGGTCAGCAGCTAAGCATGAAAGTTTTCTAATGTGTTTAACACAGGATCTGTCTTTTAAAACTGCATGCTGACTTTTACTTTTAATGTAATTAAAACATTTTTGCAAAACACGCAGTCCCTGCACTGATATGCCACCAGCTATTGCTTTAACATTAGTTTCTACCTTTTCCCACTCTTCTTTTAATTTTTTTAATTGATCTTTTTGAATATCAGTCAGTCGTTGACAAAATAAATCTATGTTCTCTGAATAATTACTTTCTAAAGATGCGATTTCAGAACCATTTATGGCATATCCATAAAAGTTTAACTCTACCTGTATTGCTTGGAGCTTTGCTTCATGCATCGTTACATTTTCTTCCAACTAAGTCAGAAGCATACTCCTCGGGATACAGTAAAGTAAAATAACGACACAACTTTTTCTTATTGTTGTTTTTTACTTTTTTAATTTTATTTTTAAATGTATCAGAATTTAATTTGATCAAAGATCAAGCTCCTCGTTGTTTGAGCCTACAAAGATCGTTTTCTTTTCTGAAACGAGCGGAGTAGACTGGACATCCGAGGTTATTTTTGAAGATTCTGAGCTATTATCCTTTTTATCTTCTTTTTTTGCAGCTGGCTTTTTCTTAAAACTTTTTCTACTTTCAGTAGATTTTTTTACTTGTTCTGAAGAAGCTGGTTTAGCAGCAGCAGGAGCTGATTCAGAAGCAACCCCTTCACAGACCAGCAAGCCACTAATTACAAGCTTGTCAAGCTCAACGCATGTAGGATCATCCTTCAGCAATACAATGCTGTCTCCAGAATTGAGTGGACGCTTCAAAAATTGTGAAACTATAATCTTTCTAGACTTATTAGTATAGACTTTCTTTTCTGCGCTAGCAGCATTTTGAGCATCTTGATCAACAGCTTCAACATACCCATGATGTATTGCCCATACTAATTCATGATGGCCAATTTTGTCTTTTGTGAGGTCAAAAAATACACCACGTTTTAAAACAAGGTTTAAACCTCCAAGGACTATCTCTCCAGCAATTTTTTCAGTTGTTTTAAATCTCATAGTTTACTTATCCTTTTCTTAGCAAGATTACCAGATAGCTGTTCAGGCTTGCTATCTCTATTATCGTCAGCTATTAAGGTAAATATTCTAAACGTTCTGGATAATGGGCCGTCATTAGTCGTGAAGTTCAATTCCTGGCCACTCTCTCCATATGGAAGTCTACCCTGGTCTCTATCAACAAAAGATTCGAATGGGTCATCAGGATCGAAATCAGTCCATGGATGCTTGTGCGGGGATTCGTGGTCAAAAATGCTGGCACCTCCAATAGAGCCAGATGCATCTGGAGCCTCGTCTGGAAAGCCCTGATCTCCTAGCCTAGTCAGCTTAGGAGACTCCCCAGAGTTAGGGCCAACATACCGCTTATACGGATCTTTTCTATCAAGAGGGTGCTCAAATGCTGCAGGCCACCCAGTTCCTCTTCTAGCAATCTTTTTCATGTATTGAGCAATTCTCTCTTTTTACTAATAATAGATTCTATTAAAGTATTTTCTTCCGCATTCAACTCTCTGCCTGCAGATGCAGCCTTGTATGCAACATAAAAGGCTGCAGCATCCAATTTCTTAACAGAATCTAGATCGCCAATTGTGTGCATAGATTTAACTGAAGATGACTCTTCAATATTGGAAAGGTTCTTTTTTACGTCTTCAGTAGGCACACCATCAAAATTAACAAAACGATCTGGAGAATTAGGTAAACCAGAAGCAGATGAAGCAACATTGCCAGGAACTTGCTTGGAACCTTTTTTACCTATATATTTTTCAAACAGATCTTTTTGTTTAGTTAGATTTTTTTCAGCTTTTGCATATGCGTCACGATAAGCTTGATCATGCATTTCAGTGGCTGTGTTAATACGAGGAACTTCATCTCTAACGTTATCATTTTTTCTAACAGAATATTTTAGCTTGTCTTCCATTTGAGCTTCTAGCGTTTGAGAATCAGACTTGTTTTCTTTATTCATTTTGCTTTCAATTATTGCATCTCCATCAGAAGACTCAACCCTGTCAAGAATGCTTTCTGCAATTTCTGGAGTTTCAGACACTCCAGTACCCTGATCTTTTCTGTGCTGCTCAAGATCTGAAGCAAGACTTGCAGTTTTTACTTGAGAATTTTCTACAAACAACGATTTGACCCATTTTTTTAAGTTAAACATTTTAGAACCTTTTGCTCCATTTTTGTTGCTGAAGAGAATGACCTATAGGCACACCCGACATACTCCTAAAAACCACTCCTTCTCCTACTGGATTTACTGATAAACTAACCAATCTTCCTTGAGGCAATCTTACAACACTATCATGCATACACGCGTATGCAGCTCCAGCCAATGCATCCACAAGGTCATCAGTCTTTACTAAACCGTCTTTTTTAGCAAAAACTCTATATCCAGTAGGAGTATATCTTCGCTGCAAATACAGCATTTCATTTTTTAGCAGCTCGTGATCTGGGATTTCTAAACGACCTGCTGAACATAAATCATATAAATTATCATATATAATAATTTTATATCTTTTTGTAAACCTTGTCATTTTTGCTGGAACACTATGTTTTTTCAAATGATCAATACTGTGCTGAGAGTTCCACTGATCAAATGTAACAAGTTCAAAATTGAACCTTTTACTTAATGCAATAATATAATTATCAACTTCTTCTGTTAATATTGGCTTACCCTCTTTAGGTTGCCAATATTTTAAATGATCCACTTTAATTTTAAAATCTGTTTTATTTGTTTGTGGATTAATAAACATCTCTCGGTGACAAACACATAATGCATAATTGTGAGAAGATGTTGCTGGATCTAAATGACAGAAATAGCTAAAGCCTCCCTCTCCATGATCCCTAAGCTTTATACTACTACCAAAAGATCTTTCAACCATATCTCTTGTAAAGAATGTTTGACCAGCAGTGCCGCTAAATTCTGCGCCAAACTCCATCATAAACTCTTCTTCAGTCATGTTAGCAAATTTTTCACGCAAAAGCTCTACTGTTTGATTTGGATTTACTTTCCAAGTTGGCAATTTACACATAACACGATGAGATACAGAAGAGCTTTTTCTATATAACTCATAGAACACACCCTCTTTACCGCGTGGAGAACTAATGCATATTATTTTGCCATCATACACATCTTGAAGCTTCTCATTGCCATAAGGATCTATGGTTTTTTCTTTGCGAACATATGTTGCAGTTGCAGGTGCAAGCGTTCTATAAATACTTTCACCACCGCTACTACCAGCAGTTTGTTTGTACAAACCAATTTCGTCAAGCAGCAAACAATAGCAAGATATACCAGCGAGAGAGTCAGAATTGCTGTGACCGCATCTGATAATAACAGACCCAGGACTTGTTGGAAGTCCTCGAGCAGCGAGCTCAACGTTCTTTACCTTATCAGCCGGTGTTAGAAGATGTATTTGGTCTGCAAGAATGCCTGAAGCAACAATTTTATCTGCGAAATATGGACTATTGATAATCTTATCTTTTATTTCATTAAAAAGAACTTGAGCCTGAGCAGAGCTATTTGCAACAGTCAAAATAGTAAATGGAGCACCTGACCCTAAATTATATAGCTTGTAAGGATCACCTTCAGGAGATTCTAAAAGCTTAGCTGCCTCGTAACAAGCAAGTATTGAAACTATAAAGTCTTTGCCGCTTCTGCGCCCCCATACAAGAACTAATTCACTTTTTGTTATACCATTGTCTTTTTTTATAAAAATATCACTTGTGTCTTCATCTTCAAAATTATTTTCTTTACATAAAGCAAGCTCTTCTTCTGAGAGACCAATATTTTGATTACCTATACTCCCAGCATAAAACGCTTTTAGCATGATACGCTGAAATGGGTACAGGTCAATTGAAGTAGGCTTTCTATGAGGAAGGCCAAGATACTTGTCAGACTCTATAAATTCAATAATACTAGGAACGTGACCAGCATCAGATGCTGTCACTGGAACATTTTTGACTGCTTCCTTAAGACCTTCAAGGTCAAAAAAAAGATCAGATTTTTTCTTTGGTCTTCCTGCTTTACTCATTTTCTTGATTCAAATAGATGAAGCCTGCTTTTTTAAACAATTTCTTGTATTCTAGTTTTTCGCCTAAATACACAAAACAATCTGCATCATTACAGTCATCTAATTTATTAGTATCTTTTTCTACCTTCCACCAAAAAACACCAGCTGCATCAAGTCTTGAAACAATTTCAAAAGTTTTTACTTCTCCTTCTAATAAGGAAAAAGCGCCTACGTGAGTTTCTGCGTAGACGCCTTTTGAAGTAAGATGAATAATAAAAGGTTTTGAACGTGTTTTGCACAACTTGCTGAAACAGTCATTAACCCTTAGTGAAAGATGCTTTGGAATTACTACATGATAGATATACTCCACACTATTTCTTTTTATCAAAATAGTTATTTTTCCTACTAATAAATATATAACATTTTTAAGACTGCAAATCATCAGAATTTGAAATGGCAGGAACTACAGTGCCATCTTGCTTCGTAACACTAGCACGCTTCAAGAAATCAATAAAATTAGTTCTCCATGTTCTGTGACCGCTGTGAGCAACTGTTACAAATGGATCTAGCCAAACTTTATGACCAAGCTCTCTCCACTTTAAACAAGTTAATATATCTTCACTTATATAACGACCACCAACAACGCCAGTTTGGAACACATGTTTAAAAACCTTTGGGTCTTGACTAATAGTATACGCTGGGCAAGATTTCCACAAGATGTTTATAGCATTTTTACTCAAACGCAAGAATCCTGTTGGAACTGATGCGACTTCCAAAAGACCATTTTGAGTCTTTACTTCACCCATAAGATTAACTGGATAATCTTCAATTTCAGATTTTTTTGGATAAATTCCAGCAACAAAATCAACTGGATGATTTAAAAGCTTTAAGAACTGCTGAGGGTCCCACGCTATGTCAGAATCAATATAAAAAATATCATCAAATTCATTTTCATATGCGTATGCAAAAAGATCGTTTCTTGCTTTTTCTACAAGAGCATCATAGCATACATATATTGGTTCTATTAGAATATTATTTTTTACGCAAGCGCGCTCGGTCAAAAGCATCGAATGATTATACCAAGCATCAATTCTGCCATCATATGCTGGTGTAGCAATCATTACTCGACGCTGCTTGTTAACAACTGCCGGAGAAGACACTTTGTTGTTTTTTGTTTTAGTTGTTTTAGTTGTTTTTTTCTTTGCCATAGTAAAGATTATATCGGCAAAATTGATTAAACCTCAACAACTACAAAATATTCATACATATCCAAATCGTCTTTTTCATGTATGCTTATATTTTTATAACTAAAGGCACTAAACATTTCTAAAATTTCTTCTCTAGAAAATGCAACAATTGTGTTTTTTACAGGATTTGGTGCTTGGTTGAAAAATGTTTCTCTAAAAACTGTAAGGACAAGATACTTAGAGCATGAACTAAAAGAATCAACAATAAGATCTTTAAGTATATTTTTATTTTTGCTTACATCTTTTTCAAGATTAAAAGTAACAGTACCAAAAAGACAAACTAATTCATACTTATTTTCAAGTGGAATTCTACTGTAAGTTTTACAATTACATAATTCTAAAGAATCAGACCTTATATCTACGGCTTCATATAAAACTTTTTTATTTACACTTGTAAGCCACTTGCTCAATAAGCAAGGACCAGAGCCAACGTCCAAAACTGAATGAAAATCTAAATCTAAAAGTATTTCAAATCTTTTAAAAGCATAATCAATACCATACCCATTGGATTCTGGTGTGGGATAGAAATCTTTTAAACTTTTTTTAAGCATTATTCAAAAGCAACAATACAGACATATCCGTTGCCTCCGTTGCCTCCGTTGCCGGAAGTAACTCCTGATTTGGAGCCGCCTCCGCCTCCACCCCCACCGCCGCGATATCCAACTCCTCCATTCGAAGCTCCACCCAAAGAAGATCCGCCACCACCAGCGCCACCAAATCCAGGAGATAATTTTCCACAAATGTTAAAAAATGGAGCATTTTGACCAGCCACTCCAGCAGTTGTGCCTCCAGTAGCAATTGTTGTAGATCTAGCGAGTCCAGGAGTCCCAAAATTAGTAAATGCTGTTGCGTTGTACAAAGTAATATCAGCTCCCGCAGCAGCTAATCCGCTAGAATTTATAAATCCACCACCACCCCCACCGCCATTCCATAAAATTTGAGTTTGTTGAGGATGACCAACAGATACGTTGGAGGGCTTAGAAGTAGACCCAGATCCTCCAACGCCGCCCATTGCACTTACGGTATTATATCCCCACGTTGCTGCTATTCTAGCTGCACCACCAGCTGGAGCAGTAGCAGTGCCCGCGCCACCACCAAGCCCCCCAATTACAAAAACTATATTTCCACGAGAAGATAAAAAAGAAACTGTTGTAGTACCACCCGTTGAACCAGCTGTTGCCGCACCACCGTCAGACGCGGCGCCGTTTCCTCCACCACCACCTGCACCAATAGCTATTTGCAAGGCTGAAAAACTATATGCACTAGAAGCATTGTTGCCTGAA